AAAAGACATAAACATCCTCTATTGGTTCGGCTTTAGTAGCTTCGCTTTCAGTTTGCATTTGTGGGGCAACTTGTTCTCTAATTTTATCAATCAAAGGTTGCACTAGAGTATAAGACAAATGGCCTAAACCCACTAAAACGCCGTTTACTTCTTCTAAAGTTAAATCTAATTTCATCATCTTTCCTGATTTTAAGCCCAAGGTAACGCAGGTGTTACGATAGGTGGATTTATTTGGTTTTCAATTTGTTGCAGTACATTTGCTTCTGTAGCGGCAACGGCTTTAGCGCCTAGTGACGCTTGTACCCATTCTATTTACCTTCTAGGGTTTCAAGTCTTGCGGTTAGTTCTTTAATAGCTGCAATCAAATGAGGTATTAATCGGGTATACTCAATAGTATAAAATTTACCTAGTTCCTCATTTATAGTCGGCTCGTTACCTTCCCTAGTTACATGTGCATCAATCTCTTTCACAATATCGGGAAAAATAGGTAGCACTTCTTGAGCAATTAAACCAACATCAGCATCTAATCCGTTTTTATGTTGGTCAGTTTTTTCTTTCCAATTAAAACTGACTGGGTTTAGATTGGCGATTTTATCCAAAGACCCCACTATTGGTTTAATATTTTCTTTTAGTCGTTCATCAGAGCCTTGATAAGTACCAGTTAAATATGCACTACCATTACCATATAAAGACCAATATGCAGAGCCTGTCCAATACCCCAAAATACCATACGTATTACTGTTAATCGAAATACCTTCAACACCACCAGATGCATATGCAGATGAGGCGTCTGTTTGACCAACTACTCCGTAATAACCTGACGCAGTTACGCTGGTACATTGGCTATAAATACCGTGTTGGTCACCATTACCAATCACGGATAATCTTGAACCCCAACCACTTGGCGAACTCGTACCAATTCCCAAATTCCCACTAACATCTTTATAGATTTGACCTGCGCCAATGTTCATCACGCCAGTTGAACCAGTTAAAGTGCCAGTGTATGTTAAAGTTGTGAAAGCCCCCGCCGCCGCCGCAGTCCCACCGATAGCTGGTGGAGAGGCTAAGTAGTTGCTAAACCCTACACCTGAAACTGTACCTGACGCACTTAAAGTTGTAAATGCACCGGGGATACCGCTAATCGCTGATAAAGACCGAACAACATTAGTCCCATCACAATATAAAAAAGTTGTCTCCCCATTAGGCACGGAAATACCGGTACCTGCTGAAGTCTTTAATGTAATAGCAAACCCACCTGTTGTGCCGTTCTTAACGATATACGTCTTAGCTGCAGTAGGGCAGATCACATTGATCGCCGCAGTTAGTGTGCCTGTTATGTTTAATACAGCATTACGCGCCTCGTCAGAAGCACCATTGGTTACAGTCAGCGTATAGTTAGATGAACCTGACACGGTAATAGCACCTACGCCTGTAATCGCTTGTTCGATTAAGGAGGCAATATTCGTGTTGGTATAACCACCCCAAGTACCTTGGTTGGTCCCGTCTTGCTGGATAATCAGCCGTAAGCTTGAGGAGTATGTGTTAGCCATCTATGATGTCCTTAATTTGAAAACCGCAATATCGCGCTATCTGCAGTATTAGCTGGAAAAGTCACAACGAATGTTTGTGTCGATGATTTATCTGCACCAAAGTCCAGCACTGCAATAGACTTGTTACTTTTACTTGCATTATAGATTAATGCCCCACGTGCTGTAATAGCCGCACTCCATGAAGGATCTGCAAAATCTACGTAGGCTGTACCGCCTGATGACCCGATGCTTGGAGACAAGAGCCTCTGTCCACCTGCAGTGTATCCTGACGCAACCACTTCACCCGTTGCTGTATACACTGTTGTGGTTTGATCTAAGCTTGCATCAGCTGTGTACAGGGCGATGTAAATGTTATCCGTTAATAGGTTGTGTACTGCTTGCGGCAGCTCAACCTTAAAGCTTGTGGTTTGTGTCTGAACTAAGCTCATCTTACATCACCTTCAGTTTAACTTGACCGTCACGATATGCATCACCACGCTCTTTCCCGTCACCCAACATTTTCAGCAAGGCTAATGCATCGTCATAACGTTTTTGGTATGCGACTAACAAGTCAGGTTCACCTTTTAAGAAGTGATACGCTTCAACAATTGAACCCCACAATAAAGCGGAATCAAAGTTATCACCTAACCATGTCTGTCCTGCAGTAACAATAGACTCTGGATAATAGAAATACTGAAGCTCTAAACTGTACGCACTGTTAGGAGTCGGCCCTAATATAAACCTAAGTTCTGCGTCATCAGCCACTTGACCTCCAAACAATGCATAGTATTTGGGTTGAGCCGTTGTAGCTGCGCTAGGGTATGCCTCACGGATGTAACTTACATCTTTATCCAATAGGAAATAATAATCACCCAGCGCATCAATAACAGCCAAAGAAAACGTAGATAAGTAGTCATTAGGGCAGTTTAGGTACGGGCTACTTGAGGTTGCAGTCAGCGTAGCTGTTTTGCGCAATGCAGGTAACTGCACAGAATTATAGATACGCTGTTCCGCTTGCTGAGTAAAATTCGCAAGTTGGTCTGCAGAAAAACTATTCTCAACGTAGTCTTGAATGTTTGTACAAAGCTGGGTGTAGGTCATCATAGTGGTATAGTCCTATGCTAAAGGCCCTCTAGCCTTCACGCCTTTTGTTGCAGCACCTGTGCCACGGATTTTAATGCCATCAGTTTTTTCTGGTGCATAGTTATACTTACCCACGTTACCGGCAGAGATATTCAGCTCAGAGATACCATTACCAGACTTAGTAACAACACCTTTCATATCGACTTCTTTGTAACGACCAGCATAAGCTGATGCAGGTTTGTTTTCTTTAGCCATTATTTGCCACCTTGGTTTTTAGCTCGGGCCATATTGCGACCGAATTTACGGAGGTTTTGGTTAGTGACGGTTTTTGCTTTACCACCTTTAGCAACGTCGCCGTCGATGCCTTTTTTAGCACCGTCGTCACCTAAGTTTTTACCTTTGGTTTTGCCTGATTTAGTAATGCCGTCTGCTGCTGATTTGTATGCCATGCTGTACTCCTAAGATACTGTGATTGTAACTGTGCCGACAGAAGTTGTCGCCACTAAATAATTCGGTGTTAGCCCTGCATCACTTGCTCGTGATCCACCGGTTGGGTTCCAACCCCACTGAAACACTCGACTACCTTCACCTTGATACCCATCAACACCTAATCCTGATGTTTGATAACTGTTGTCTGGGCGAGGTTCTCTTACTGCTTGTGGATCAAAAACTGGGTATAAGCCAAGACTTAACTGCGGCTGATCGGGTTCCCAGCATGAAGGACAAACCTTAATACTAACCAACTTAGTTTTAATGATCAGTTTTCTAAGCTCTTTTAGCTTATACCGCTGACCGCAACGATCGCACTCAGCGATTGAATATTTACCAGAAGCGTACTTAGTAGCCATTAGTATTGCATAATCCGTGGTACAAAACGATCACTAGCTTTTTCTCTATCCTCGTCGGCTGCCAATTGGAACTGTTGCTCGTAATCGGCTTTAAGCATAACTATGCGATTTGGGTCTACGTTAGGTAGTTTAGCCGATAAATAATATGCCAGACCTGCAACCATCGCGTTTAAAAAGCGAAACGGAATATCTTGTGTAACGTCACCATTACCAGCATCCTGAATGCGGCGTAGTCTCCAGTACACAAAGTAATAGTATGGAGTAGATACAGAACCCTGATCTGGTGTAGGCCACACATTAATCTGTGGATTTGCAACACCGGTAACCGGATAAGTTGCACCGGACTGTCTATTAACCCACACTTGAATCGGTCTACCGGTAGCGTTCTTATTAGGGATAGTCGCATAGGTAGAGGATGAAATTCGGTTAATGTTGATGTCAGTTTGCTGTTGCCCTGAACCTGTACGTACAACTTGGTCTAATAAATCAATGGTGTCTACAGGCAGATCATAAGTAATCTGGTTAGGGTAAAGTGGAATAACACCTTCTTCGATTGTCCAAAGATTAATACCCCGATTCGCCCATTCGATTGTCATCAAGTTCAACGAGCGTCTAGCTGTACGTAAATCATAACCCGTGCGGAGTTCTTGCCCGCAGCGTTCAAAAGCATCTTCGACAATGTCTGTGATTGATAGGTTAAAACTGCTGGTTCCTGATGTTGTCATGCCCAAACCCTTGAAGGTGTTTTTGGTTCGATTTTGTAAGTATCTAAAACAGGGATTTCTTCACCTGCTCTGACATTCACATGATAGCCGTCTATTGCTGCAAACGCTGGGTATTCGTTACCATCTTCATCTCTCAGCATTTTACCTGTTGGTTTATGAATTGTTCCGATCACGTCAACCGATGCATTGATATCCGCTAATACTTTGTCAGCTTCGGCTTGGTCTTTAAACTTTAAGTAATAATCAATCATGCTGTTAACCCTTGTAATGTGCCGTTAGGTAAACGTGTTGGGTAGTATTTGATGGATTGGATGTGACCGTTTAATGGGCTGGCTGCATT